ATTTCTCGCATATCGCAAGTGGGTGCTTACGCTTCACCTGTGCCGCAGTATCAGTCATGCCGCAGACCTCCCGTTCATACTTCTTTTGATCCACAAGCTCACCGCATGATTACGTGATTCGCTCGCCAAATCTCGCAGTTGCTCAGCTAACTCTATAGCCTCTTCTTCCGAGAGTGACGAGATTGACTCTTGAATCCTCACAAGCATTGCCTCAGTAGTCAAAGACCCGACCTTTCTACTTGTGCCGCCCGCTGCCTTTCTTTAAGCAAACGACTGTGTACCCTGTGATTCAAGCGATCTTCTTTCCTGCGATGCTCTAGCGCGACAAGAATCCTGCGTGCTGTCTCTTGTTGGACAGTACAGTGGGTTCCATGCAAGATGCGTCTTATGGTAGATGTGGCTACCAACGCATATTTGCCCGCTGCATGAGCAGTACCGCAACGATCGACAAGCTCCTTCGTATGAGGACGAATCTTGTAACAGTCAATCGTGGTTTTGTGATAAGCCTCGTAACTACTCAACGTACATTTTCCATCCTGCTAGTGTGAGAATCTCTTCGGTGGCGACGTACAGATCATCTATGTCACCATTGTTGATGATCGACAGGTCAGCATTGAAATCAAAGACTTCTGATCTATGCTCCTCTTCCGATTCAAACCCTGGACGTGTAATCATCACGTTTGTACCGCCCAACTCTTTCACGCGATTCGCCTCATTTGCAAAGCGTACATCAGTTACCACGATCGCGCGACCCGGATAATAACCCCCCACAGGGAGTGTGTAGTCCAACCAGAAATCTTCACCGAATACATCACGGTGCGCTTCTGTTCCATATCGCTGTAGAAGTGTACGGAAAGTCATATCGTGATGTGATTTAATCCACTCGTAGCTCCCCACGTTCTTAGGCCCATAGGTCGCTAATGACACTATGCAAGTGTCCTCATTTTTGAGCTTGTCAACCTCGGAGAATGGGATATCAAACAGAGCCGCGATAGACTTCTTCATTGGATCGGCAAATGCCTTGCGCTCAAACTGGTGATTTTTCACTAAGTAAGCAGCAACGGTATCTTTGCCAGATCCCTTAGCACCGCTAAGACCGAGAATCATTGATCCCCCCTATTCTGCCCAAAATGACCATCCCCGTCCTCTCTGTTCCTTACGGATCATTCCACGTTCTTCGAGAGTTGCTAGGACAATAGCCGCTACCTTGCTGTCCATGTGGAAACGACGCATAAGAGCACTCTTTGTGATACCAGGATTTTCGACAATGCACTCGTATACTTTGTCGAGGAATTTCTCATGCTCACCTTTGCCTGCATTCACAATCAACATAATCGAATCTGCTGCCCATTTCTGTCCATACCAAGCAGCATTGATGAGATCGCCTTCCTCAACAGTGATTGTTCCATTCATAGGCTTTTGACGAGTAGCTGCAAGGATTACGCCCATCTTCAAAATACTACGAGCTAGCCTGTCGAACGTTGGAAGAGCCAAACCTCTAATCAGACTCCGGTACGCAGCTTTTAATAGAGCTGTCTCAAATTCAGAGTTCTTGGCCCAAGCCTCGGGTGTGAGTTTGGCAATAAACCTTGCGGGCATCAGTACCTTCTGACCACCGACCTTAGTTTCAACCTCGCTCGCATAGATTTCATACAAATCTGCGAACTTGTTGAAGATCACCGGACGCAGTTCTGTCCCGCGTTGAGTAGGAGGCCCGATAGGTCTGTAATCTTCGTCGCTTGCTTCTCCATACGAAACTAGGAATCTAGGTAAAAGACCCGAGCTAACGAACGACTCGTTAGTCGAGGCATAGATTCTATCAGGAACACCACCGCAAAGGAAGATGAACGATGGATGCTCGATGACGATGTTTCTTGTGGAAAGCGTCCTTTTAAAGAATGGCGGTGCATCGTACAAAGACGTGAGAGCCTCCGACATTCCAGCCATGTACTCTTTCTTACGGATGGAATCGAAAAGACCGGAAACCTCGTCCTTGTAGAACATCGAGGCTTTATTGGGTCTAGCAGATAGCCCCGCCATAATGCCTTCCGATGTACCATCGGTAGCCACTACCATTTCACGTTCCATGCCAGTTATGAACTCCACCGCGAGTCTCATTGACGTAGTTTTTCTGGTGATCGTACTCTCCCCCAATAAAAGCCCCCAAAGATTGGGAACAATCTGTCCGGCAGAAGTCTCGATCCTCACGGAGCTAGAGACTAGAGCACTAAGAGTCACCATGCAGCACAGATTATGGAAATCCTCAACGGCGTCGGTAGCCTCGGCAGCCCACTCTCTATAAGTGTCGATGAATGTTTCTGAATATGGTTCATCAACAAGAACCGGCACTTGGATGAGACTATGAGTTTGTGTGTTATCACCGTAAGACTCGCCGGCCTTAAGAACATCGCGCCATAGGTGTTCAATCGGTCTACCGTCACGCTCATATTTGTTGCACTTCGCGTGATGTGCCACGATGAACACTTCCTCAGGAGTCATGCCGACTTTGTAACACACATGCAGAAGTTTCCAAAGGATACTAGACCAATCATCCTCAGGCTCCTGAGTGAACAACGCGCCGAAGTGGGTACGATTAAGAAGCGGGCGATACTTGTAGAGTATCGCATCCAGGTTAAGATCAGTACCCATTTCGGGTACTGGTTCTTCCGGGCGCTCAATGGTAGTCGGAATAGCCTCGAATAGTAGGGGCTTAGCCGTGACCTCAAGGGCGCTTTCTAGTTCAATAAACGATGGAGGATCGTACTTAAAGTTAGTAGTGAACGGCACACGTAGAAGCTGACCTAGATCCCAACCGGATCGGTCAGCCCCAATCAAGTATGCTATTCTGCGTGAATATTCCTCGGCCTGGAATGGAGGCAACTGCGTAGTCATACGCCATATAGCCTGCCATCTACCAGGAGAACTCTGCCAATAGATAGGTGGAGGAAGTCTAACAATAGAACGAGGATTAACCTCGTCCAAGTCTGCCCACACTAGGTTAGTTGGTAGGCAGCCGTCCTTCTTCCTCTCCATCTTTGATAGGAGATTCACACAGAAGTATACGTTCTTATCGCGCTCAACCCGGAGGATATGATTCTCAACTTGTTTATATTGGTTCGGCCACTCAAAGAACTGCTGAGTGAAGTTGAGCCGGGGAGCGACTTTTTCGGTCGTGGCTATACAAAGATAGCCTTCTTGCTCTCCGAAAAGGAGAGTGAAAAACTTTAAGCGAAGTTCGCTTTTCGCTTCTCGATTCGTTGTCATCGAGGTAGTCATGTTAAGTCTTAGTTGGGGCTAGCTAGTCGCAAGGGAGACCAAGTTACTAGCTACTTACGTGCCACTCACACGCCGGATGAGAGTGTGAGTAAGAAGTCGGCAACCCCAACCAAGTTCGTGGTACTAGCTAACTTCTGGAGTGGAGGCTACAGAAGCCCGCTAGTCGTCGCGCCCACGATTGAACCCGCAGGCTTGATTCCCTTGACAGGGTTGTTGTACTCGCCTTCCACGGTGTTACCCTCACGATCTCGACGAGGCTCCTTACCAAGAACAAGCACAACAGGCTTGCCTTGATACTCAGCGAAATCAGGATCGAACTCCTTGTTGAGCACAACTTCCTCGGCATCGCCAGTAGCGATAAAGAACCGAGCAATCATGCCCTTCATCTTTGCGGCCTTGCCCTTGTCGTACTCCTTCGGAGGAATCACGAACTGAGTGAAAACGCGCCGGTTCTCGATATCCATGGTCTTACCATCATCGAGAGTGACAGGCTCGTTACCAGTCAGCTTAAACTGAATCTTCATCATCGGAGTACCAGCAGGCATCTTACCTTCACCTGACGTGTTCTTCACGGCATCCATGGTGATCTCGAAAACCTCACCATTATAGCGACCAGGCGGAATAGGCTCGAAACCTGATAGATCAGCGTCACTCAGATTGAGTGGCCCAGGCATCTCTCTCCTTTCCATGCAGTACGGGAGTAAACGTATTTACTCCGCTTGTGTGGTTGTGATTAGATCCCAGAGCTTTGGCATAGAGGGGTCTTTCACCATTTCTCCGAGATTAGAAGTTCTGTCTTTTGCCACGACTCTTCGTGTACCCTGAAACTGGATACGCCGTTCAAGAATACCAGTGGTTGTATCATTCGACATGTAACCCACAATGTCGCAAAAACCCGGTACCTCTTGGCGGAGCTTTCCAGCGAAACCAGGGAAATACTTTGGTGGCATGTTCTCTTCGTGTTCGGCCCCCACGTGAGCAGTAAAGATTGTGTGAGCTGGAAGATCCCTGAAAGCTCTGACAATCTTTCGTATATGACTACGATTGATTCCCCACTCACGAGGACTCGGCACATCGACGTTGACTTTATCGGGGTTCCGCCCATACGCTTCTTTCATGATGAACCGCATATCCAAGTCTGCCAACTCGGTTACGGTGTCAATCGCCACAGTTTTGTAGTATAATGCTCCATCCCTAATGGAATGGTACAGCTTGTTGTAGTTCGCTTCAAGTTCAGGAATCGACCTAACTGATACAACGTCGATATCCTTGTTCCTGATGGTTGTCGTGCCGCCCTCACAATCGAAAAGCAGCACAGGGTACAATCGCTTATCGTCAGCGCATGTACCGATTTGATATGTTTTGCCCACCCCTGGATCAGCGTAGAGTAGGATATTCAACCACTCTACGATTTCAGAGGGTGCCCTCACTTGTAAGGCTTCCCGTAAAGCTTGATTCGAGTCGCTCTCGGTTTCCTCCTGTGGGGGGTTTACCTCCGGGGCCGTTTCCGTTGTTGCCATGCATCAACTCCATTGAGAGGAAGATGATTATGTGTACGCTGCAATAGCTAATCCCCCTGTACTTGTAGGGGGTTGGAGCACTACAGCCGCGTGAGGCACAACGGAGACTCTTGTTAGGAGTAACTGTATCGTGCCACGTAACAGGCCCACCCTCGGGTAAACGTGGGTAGTTAGTCCTTATGCGACTGAGCTTAGTTGGTCTTGCAGGTCGTTCTTGTTTTTGTTTTGGTTGGCTTTTCTTTGTGTATAAAGCTTGGATTTGTTCATGTGTTAGTGGCATGATGCTCCCGTTATTGTGTGGGCCAGATGTTTACCGTCGGTCGCCGGACAAACGATACTGGCCCACACATTGAATTGGGTATTCCTACCTTACTCACGAGCATTGTCTAGAATACTCGCTTTCAACCACTCCTTCCTCTAGATGCGCGCAACTTCGCGCACGCCCTCGGAATACCCAAACTGAAATACAAATGAGTGTCCCTGTACTTGAACCTCTGCCATGCCACGTGTCTGACGTGCATGTTTCGCGCGTCTGCCATGAGTCAACCGATCAGAGAACCCATGGAAATCAAGCCTTGGAGACACTCACTTCTATTTCGTAGTCTTTTTCTTTTTCTTCTTTGCTGCGGCAGCGTTTGTTATCCGCGCCGCGCTTTCTTTCGACTTGCCCTGTTCTCTTAGTGCTTCGTACTGCTTCCAGTTCTTGACTTGCTTACCAGGCATCATCTATCCCTTGTTCGTGTATAGTTATCTGCGATCAACTGCTGCCAATCCCCGCCATCTTCTTTAGCCAGACAGGGGGCACGAAAGGCACATCGTAGACACTGGAAATCATTGCGAAGGTTCGGATAGATCCGAAGATTGGAGTCGAGCATATCCATGCTCTCCAAGTAAAGACGGTATCCAGCCTGTGCGAGTTGATGACGGTTCCGTCTGACAAGCTTTCGGATGAAGAACTGGTCATCGCCTACTTCCCGCACATATTCAATGTAGTTCGTGTGCTTCTCATCCAACGATTGCACGTCGATCCCGTTTTCCTCGATGAACGCCATGAGCAGTTCATACGTGGTTGACTCTTCGTTACGGTTAACTGAGAAGAGTCCATTACGTACCATCGTTGGGGGCTTGACGAAAGCTTTTCTGAGTACATTGTAGATACACTCCTCCATAGCTTCGCCCGCATAGGGAAGGTTGTAATACTTTGCCTCAACCTCTGCCGCGTGCATGTAGCTAGTGACCTGCTCATCGGTTTCCAACTTCTCGAAGAAGTCCTCATCAATCCGAGAGCTAGTCTTGTGATCTATTACACCGAGCTTACCTGACGGCTTCTGCCAAATGCCATCCATTCTACCGCGTGAATGGACTTCCAGCTTCTTACCGTAGTTGGGGGATTGCTCGCGCAAGTCTACGGCTTTGAGAATGCAGTTATTCTCATAGTCCCATACCGGAACACTGAAATCATGTTCCGTTACGAGAACCTCAAAGCCATCATGCAGCGTGGCATATCCCCGATAGGCTTGCATCAGTTTTTCGCCTAGCTCGTAGAGTTGGTCAAACTCTTCCGCATCGGCGTCAGGGATAATATCTTCTAACCCACGTACAGTGAACAGCGCCGACTCACTCTGTCGCTTGTCAGTCTGTCCAATCCGGCCGGTATTGTCAGACGTGAGATTCAAGTCAGACCTGTCGGTCGCCTGAGTCGCGCTGTTCACTCTACGTGGATTAAGGTCGTAAACTTTGTCTAGCCAGTCCTCCGTAACTGTCCCACCACGCCACTGAATATTGAACCATGTACGCCAACTTTCCACTGGATCACGGCGCAACCCTGGTTGATAGTAGTTCTCTAGGGCATAATGAATCCCGGTACCAAACCACAGATCGGTATTGATACCGTGCGTGTCTGCTCTTAGCGATAGGTTCTGACGTGCCGGTGAAGTCCAATCAAAATATCTTCGGCACCTTTTAAAGCT